GGCAGTCCACTATTCTATTCGCCCCCAAATTGGTATCAAGGGTTTCGAAGTATGTTTGCGTATCAATAGTATTCAAAAAGTTTCGCTCGGAAACGATAACTCTTTGATTAATTATTGAGGAGTTAGGGTTATGCAATCCTGTCTCCTTGCGAAAAATACTTCGGGCCTTATCGATGAAGTCCGCTGTGACCGTTTTTGCCTTAGTTGTTAAGTTGTCCGCTAGAGCGGTACCCATCGTCGCTAAGAAGGAAGATTGTGAGACCCAATTAACGTAGCGTGGTGTTGGAACACGCATGTCCAGGCTATTAAAAACAGCCTCAACCGTTATCTTAAGACTCGTCGATGATCCTGCACTTGGAGCCAGGGCATTAAGAACCAAGAAAACCAAAGTTCCATAATTGCCATTCACGGGTGTTATATCCATACTTGGAGTGTATGAATTAGAAGGTAGCTCCATGTCCAAAGTTGCCATATCTGTATTGCAATACCATGGCACCTTCAGAGTAGTTGAAGTGGCTTCGTTCGCGAATAACCTTACGTGCGGACCTGTTAAGATGGTGTTTATCAACCCTACTTGACTAAAACTCGAATCGAGTGTACCATACAATGGAGGAATTACTCCGGCAATAACACAACCACTATGAGTGATCGTGCCCGCTACCGAAATTATTAACTCCAAATCACATCTATACAAAGAAGCTATTTTAGTAGCACTTAGCAAAGAAGGGTTGGATCTTAAAACATCACCTGGCATTAAGGGGTAATCACATTGGAGAAGATCACCTCTAACCTTACCTGTCGGCCAATCGACTGTTGTTAAATAGAACGGCCTCTCGATAAAAGGTTTTGCATCGACGACGAATTGATTGGGTATAAGAGTGTCAGTTAGGACATAATCATGTTGGTTTTGCGGAGGTTGGATTTCACGCGTAGCCACAGAAGAAACAGCAGTTTCGACTACAGCTGAACCATGATTAATGATCGAGTTCGAAGAAGAAGAAGAGATATCAGAGAAGTTTTGATTTGTCGATTCCATTTTCCACATTGATCCATAGCATGCCTGAGATTTTATCGAGTTTACTTGGTATGCGCACACCGTACTGTATTCCACGTTTGCACTTCAGCCCTAATGAAAGAGCCTAATGTGTGTGGGGTAAGAGTCTTTAGGTGTGTGCTAGCTGGGCCTTAAGACCGAACGTTAGCCGTGAAACATCAGGATAATTACTATGGGCTGGAATTCATTTTCGCAAAATAGAATTCCTGGTTTTACATGATTAAACATATAATTCCAACTAAAGACCTAAGAGCGTAGAGGTTTTACAAAGTAAAACGTATCGTCTCAGGGGTTACCCGGCCCAGTTTAGGCGGGGACAGCCGTAGCTGCTTCATAGTGACTCCACTAAAAGAGAGCATTTTGTTAACCCAGATACACAACTGGGGTTATGCCAATTAAGTTGTTGTTGATAGTATGTACCGCCTAATTAAAGGAAGTACATAAAGCTTAGAATAAAGAACTCCGGCCAGTTAAGGCAAGGGCTTGACTAAAAGTCGTATTCCGGCCAATTAAGGCAAGAAAAATACTCCGGCCAATTAAGGCAAGAGAACTCCGGCTGGCTAAGGCAAGAGAATGACTAATAATCAACATACTTTCCAAGTTTAGACATCATTACATTATATCCATCATCATCACATAATATTTCTATTATGCGTTCTTCAGAGAATTGAACCCAAACGAAATTATTTCTAGAAAAATAATCTCGGAGACTCGCTTCATACTCATCCAAAAGATCACTGTCTTTGTGGAGGTACCTTTCGATTTGGTATACAATGCTACGATCTTTCATTACTTGGCGTACGTCTTTACCTGAATCCACGAGAGCGAATAAATTCCCAAGTGTATCCAAGCTTAGAGGACAGGCGAGAGGGATGGCAGGGTGAGAAGAAGAAACAAAATTGCGCTTAAGGAAAGACAGATCTTCACTTTTACAAAATTTATGTTCAGGACCAATTTCGTTCTTCAACCCATCCGTCATCTTCATTCCTAATGATTCCACAAATTTCTTCATGGTAACCATATTGAAATAAGGGGCTAAATCTTTTGGGACTCCAGATATTCTATCGTCACCTAAAAAGTACTCAGTAATTTTTCCAAATTCATTGAGTGCTCTTTTACAAAAGACCTCCTCCTTCTCGTCTACTTTTCTCGGGTAATTGAGATAGAAAGTTGCGGCTGAAATACTTTTATTAAAAGTTGAATTCAAAAATGCCGTCAACCACCATCCAGATTGCAATCCGTGAGTTATCATGTACAATTCATCCTTCACAAGAACAAACATTCTAACTACACAATCACAGATTGCCCTCTGAATTTTCTTTTCTCTATCAGAACCATCCAAGAATTTCCTCATACTGGCTAAACCGCTATCCAAAAATGGAGCTATTAAAGAGCGGTCATACCACTTAAAATCACCATCAAACAATTGCTTGTCGTCACTACTTAAATTATTCCAAACTGTTTTCCATTCCTTATACGGGTTTAAACCCATAGCATATCCATTAGTATGTCTTCTTTCTTTAACAAAAGCAAAAAGACCACCAAAATATTTTTTAAACAGTAGAGTAAAATGTAGTGGCATTATAGCAAAAGTCCTAGGGTCTTTCGTTTTACCATCAACAAGAACGCGAGGTTCGTCTTTAAGAGCATGATAAGCTATCATTTCCTTAAAATCGATTTTGCCAGCGAGAATTCTCTCCTCAAGATCCAAAATATATTTTTCATAATCAGGTTGTAAGCAACCCTTTTCGAAGTCAATATATGTTTCTTTAGGAGATTCATATCCATATCCATTTACGCTATCCTTATTCAGCGGAGCTAAGCCATCGCCTCCTAGGATAACAGTTTTCCAATCCAAGACTTTGTATTTAGAAAAGTCTTTCTCGATCACCATTTGAACGAATTTAAGAAGCTTGGGATCTAATTCTCCAGGAAGAAGAAAATTAGGAGCAACAAGCTGTTTCAATTTAGAGATACCACTCTCCTTAAATTCTGGGGGGGCTTTCTGTTTCACACCTTCTAATATCGGAGCTCCAGTATTATAATAATGTGATTTTTCTAGAGATGGTTTAACCTGCACAGTACCCTTATCGTACCGCACCCGCATAGCTGATCCACTAACGGATTCGAGATTTAACCCTTCACCACAGTCCAGCATAAGTCCACTTATCTTTTGACGCTCAGAGACGCCACAAATAGCAATAAAGCCATTAAGATAATCAGTCTTATGTTCATTTCCAGCGACATGAATTCCAAGAAATCCATGTGACTTTGAAAATAAAGGTGCGCCACACATGCCCGGTCCGGACATGGGATGGTACACCCCCTGGCCTGCAGTAAAGATCAAATCCTTACCGAAAGATTCACACCATACAGAAAGGTTTTCTGAATTAGGTCTTATTGATGAGTCGAGTATTCTATTGTTCCATCGCAAGTTGAAAAAAAACAAGATGATATTGAATTGCCGGGAGTTTCGAGAGGAGGGTGAAAAACGGAACGAGCTTTCTTAAACAAATTATCTGTTCCTATACGTAATTGAATGACGCATAGGTCTGACGTTGAACTGTCATAGATAATATCGTAAGGAACTGAATCAAGCATTTTACGATTAGCTTCATACTCATTAGAGTTCTTATACATCGACAAATATTTTGCCTGATGTATAGAGTGTCTACTTACTAGTAATCGCCTACCAGAAGCAACACAAAGAGATCGAATTTTGCCAGAAAGAGTATGAGCTACTAAAAAGAAAACATGAGAAGATGGTGTTTGATCGACAGCACCATCAAAGACTATACCCTGAGATTCAAAAGGAGTTGGAGGGGCAAAAGGAGATATAATCTTAGAAAATGTTTTCTTAATAGACGGAGAGAGCATTCGTTTTAAAAAAAAAAGAAGAGAGCCAGTTGCTAAAAAGAAAAAAGCAGAAAGAATTATCTTAAAAGAAGGGTACTCCTCAAAAAGAGAAG